CCATTACTACTTCGGCTGTGTGTTATTCGTGTGTTACCACCTTTGGTGCTGACAGCAGTAGTGATGTTTCGCGTTTTGTTATTAAACGTAGTAGTTCTTCGAATACCACTCTTACTTGTGTGTGATGTTCTCTTGTATGCCACTAGTTAACTCCGCTTGTGAATTTCAGATAGTCTAATGCTGTTTTGATATTGAATCCACGACTATTTAGGCCCTTGATAATAGACTCTAGTAGCTCGAGCTTCTCTTCTTGAAGACCAATCTTCAGAGAGATATCCACGATGTCTTTATCGCTATCAACATATTGCATTGCATCCGCGCGAAGGATCTTACCTTGCGCGGGTAGTTCCCAACCAAGTGCTTGGGAATCTTCCGTTGGACCCATTGTATAGAACTCATACTTCTGGAGCTTCAGCCGTTTGTAATCAACGGTAAGCTTCTTCAAAGTAAGACGTTCGTTTGAGAAGATCTTGAAATACTTGTGGTGGAGTTGGGCTATTTTGAGGCTTTCCTCACCCAACTCCGTCCGGTCTATCTTACTGTCAGCTTCCCATAATTTAAAAATCGCATCAAGCTTCATTATCTCTTTCCAAACATCGGATCAATTGGTGGATCATACCTATGAACAAGGTCATCTTTTGCAATCTGCTTTTGTTTTTTCTTTTCCATCATCATTTCTATCTTATATCCAACCAACCAAGAAATAACAATAAACAGAAATACAGAAAATCCTATCATACAGCTTGGCCCATCATGATATAGATCTGGTAAATGAGAGCGGCAACAGCTAGAGCCATGCCGATTCCTAGAATAATTTTACTGAACATTATGTCGTCCTTCTTACTGAATAAGACAGATATCTAAATGTAGCTGTCGCGGTTAAATACTCAACATCAATATCCTGAGATGTAAATGTCAGAGGAGAAATAGCTACTGGGAACGCATCTTTAAATGTAATCCCGATATTAGGTGTTTGGCTACTCTTCATTATAGTGAGTTCCAGGTCAGAAGTCAAGCCTTTTTGATCTCCAGCTGGTTTATCTTTTAAATCTCTGTAACCAGTAAAGTTAACAGGTGAGCCTAATGCTACCATCCAATCGTGTAATTCAAACCAGTTTCCGAAGTTCTCATCTACTTTGAATTGAACAGCAAGATCATCATACCGAATCTTTCCACTAAAAGGAATACTTACAAAAGGAGTTGGCTGCTCCACCACACTCAGATTAATCCCTGGAAGCTCTACAGCATTAGTAAAATAAGTCATAGTTGGAGCACGCGCGAGCGTGAACTTAAAGCCAAGCTGACTTAACATATTAATATTTGATGGGGTTGTAGTCATTATGGTCCTCGGTATTCACAGTGACATTACTGATTATATCGCATTCTGCAGGTAAGTAAAGTAAAAACTGAAAATAGTTTAACCACCATGATCGAAGGAAATTTCGTGATTACCATCTTTTCTCTTATAGACACTAAATCTACCATCTACCCCACCATCCTTTTCTGATGCTGCGTTGTATTTTTTGGTGTAATCCAAAACATGTTCAGGTTTTAAACCAAGATGTTTGTGTAGATCACCCAATTTTGCATCAAAACTATATGGTAAGTCATTGTGGCCAAGTTTAGACCATATTGGGTTTTCTTTAGGTGCATTGCCTAATGCATTGTGAACATTTCCTCGATGCGAATTAAGATTATTTGAGGAAGCTGTAATAGCTTCTTGTATTTTCTGCCATTTACCCATGTTGTTTCTCCTTTAAGATTTACACTATTTATGCAAAGAAAAAGGACGCCCCTTTCGGAGCGTCCAAGTTTTCTACTCTACTTTGTTTCTCTAATGGAAACTTATAGAACTACATGATGTTGTTCACGAGCACGCGTCTGTAGTAGACGTTTGAGTCTTGCTCGAGAGCAGCGTTCGCATCAGCAGCAGTTGTACCCTTGGCGAATGGATTTGGGGCCATGCCATAACGGGTCTTGAAGCCGATTTTTGGTTGGAACGTTGATGGGTCAACTGCACGTACCATTTGTAGTGGCACGTATGGGCAGTAGAAGAGACCGGCGTCGAAAGCGTTTGCACCTTTGAAGCCAGATACCATGTAGTTGGCACCAGCGTATGGGTCGATGAACACTTTTGTACGACCATTTAGGACACCAGCGAAGGTATAACCTGTGTCGTCAACTGCGAGGTTGTTTCCAGCAAGGGCTGGTGTGTAATCAAGAACGCCTGCTGCATTCAGAGCCGAAGCGACGTCTGAAGAACAGATGATCATGTTACCACGGCCACGACGTGTATCGCGGGCGATTTTGTTAGCTTCACGTTCAATCTGGAACATGAGACCCTTGAACTTTTCAACTGACCAACGGCCATTTGAGTCTGTGTCAAGGTCGAAGATACCAGAAGTTGTAGTACCTTCAGTTGCACCGCGAGTAGCAGTGATGATGATAGAACGAACAACTTCACGGTTGATCTCGGCGAGGATTTCACCAGACAGAATGTTTGAGAGTTCTGTCTCAGCGTCAAGACCGTGGATAGCTTTCAGGTCTTGTGCGAGTTCGAGTGAGTATTCAGCTTTTAGGGCACGTGACTTAGCCGAAACTGTCACTTTCTCGATGCTGAATGCCATCTCTGGGAAGATCGCTGTTGTGTTAGATCCGAGACCTTCAGCTGTACCAAGGATTAGACCCATGGTTGTGTTGTAGGTCGAGTTACCAGCGTTGTTAGAAACGCCTGGTGCGGTTCCAACAGTGTTGGCACCGAAGTCAGTTGCAGCGGAGGCACCTGTTGCTGCTACGGCAGCGTTAGCACCAGCACGTGAAGACCAACCAGCATCAGCTTCGTTGTAGAAAGCTTCTGTTCCGGCTTGGTTTGCGTAACGTGAACGCATTGCGAAGATCAGGCCGGTTGGACCGGTCATTGGCTGAACGCCGCAAATGTCGTAGGCGATTAGGTTTGGCATCGAACGGCGAACCAGTGAAATTAGAACTGGGTCGAAGTTGTCGATGCTTGAGCCTGTGGCGTTCGTTGGCGTGGCTTCACCAAGGAGTTGCTGTGCGCCATACTGGCCTGATTCACGCAGAGCGATCTCTGTGTTTTCAAGGCAGTGAGCTGTCACAAACTTACGCTGTCCGGACTTGAGGTCGGGCAGGTCTTTGTGCTCAAGCACGTCTCCCCACTTTTTGTAAAGATCTTTGGCTAACATATTCTTCTACTCCTTAGTGAGATTTTTATCTCGTTATTAGATTTATTTAGTCTTTTATCGTGTTTAAGTTATTCGCCTACAGTTTGCGAAATTGCTTGTACGTAACGTGACATAGCTGGGTTTGCAGATTTTTCTGCTACAGCTTCATCAAGTGGCACGTCGTTTTCTTCAGTCAGTACAGCTGAGCTTAGCTTAGATGACTTCATGAAATGCTTCTCTTTAATCACAGCAAGCTTACGCTTGAATGACCCAGAATCGGAATACTCGAGACCTTCAGCAAGAGTGCGGAATTTCTCAACTTGAGTTGCTACCATTCCTTCGGCGACTTCATCGAATACTTCCGAGCGAACGCCCTCTTCGATTGCTGTCTGAAGTTCGATATTCTTGTTGACTTCTTCATCAAGAGCAGCTTCAAGATTTTCGATCTTGTTAGTAAGTTGCTCAAGAACGTCAACTTTTGATTCTGGAACTTTGATGTTGTTTTCTGTGAAGAGTGTATAGAGACCTTCAAGGAAGGACTCTGCGATTTCAGAACGAAGTGACTGGTCTACTTCGATGGCATTTTCTTTTAACCATTCTCCAGCAACATAGTTGAGGTATTGGTCAAGTGTGTCCGTTACCTGTTCGATGATTGCTTCTGCTTCTTCTTTCATTCTTTCTTCGAATTCTTCTTCGATCTCAGCGCGAGCAAGAACAACGCGAGATTCTACAAGAGCTCCGAAAATCTCAGCGGCCTTGGCTTTGAAATCTTCTGAAAGTTCTTCACCGGCGAATACTTCGTCGATGTCTTCTTTTGTAGCGATTGTTGATGCGTTTTTGGCTGCAGCATTTGGATCGATGTTAGCTGCTTCTTGACCGATTTGTGCAATCGAGTCATTGAAGAAGTGAGTAAGATCTTCCATACCTAGCTGAGCGAGCATCTGTGTGAATGTGGCGAGCATAGATGCGCGCGATGGATTTGGCACGAGAGTAGCAGCGCCTGCTGATTCTTCTGCTACTGTCTTTGTTGGTTTAGGCATTTCCTTAACTCCGTTTTATATGTTTTATTTATTCGTGTTTGATATGCTGCGAATGAACGATTCGAAGATTTTGAGTTTACGAGACTCTAATTCACGTGAAGAGACGGCTTTTTCAACTGCAGTACGAGCTTTCTCTGCAATAAGTTGATCACCCTTCCATGCCCAATCAAGTCCTTCCATGATGCCATTGACGAAAGCATCTGGTGCAGAAGGATCAGCAACGATATCTGCTGCTGTAGATAGGAAGAAATCGTCTTTGACGAGCTTATATCCCTTGTTTGTTTCTTCGAGTGATCCAAGACCACGAGTCGAAACACCAATTTTACCACCACCTTCGAGGATGCCGACAACGATGTTACCCATTGGTGTGTCAAGAATCTTGGCACGACCAATGTAGTTATCACCATTTCGGCTTAGTTTTTCGATCAGGTGTGAAACGCGATCAAGGTTAATAGATGGACCTTCTGGATGACCAAGTTCACCGAATGCGCGTTTGTTTTCGATGTATGTTTTCTGATATTTTCCGACGGCATTCTCCAGAACTTCTACTGGGTAGAAACGTCCGTTACGATTCTGAATGTTACCCATCATGAACACACCTTCGATAAAGTGTGATTTGCGTTCACCTTCCTTGCCTTCTGTGACAAGTTTCACGTCTTCATTAACTTCTGTGATGAGTTTCATCTTAATTACTATCCTGCTCTGAAGTATTCGCTGTTTGCTAATGGTGGGCGATCTAGAGGTCCGAGTTTCTGTAAATCAAGAATCAGGAATCCAGAAGTAGCACCAATTAGGTTTGCTGTTAGGTTCGCTGACGCGTCAACCTTAATCTGTTTACCGTTGCCGGTGAAATCTAGATAGCAAGTAGAGTCGATTACTAGAACGACGTTTGCACCACGCTTGATTTCCCAATAGGCAGCGTTACCTGATGGAGATCCAGCCCAAGCCTGATTAATCGCAGCTGTAGCAAGAATTTCGCCTTCTAAAGCAACGTTAGAAACTGAATTGTTTCCGGCAATAATAATGTTACCGGAGTTGGCGTTACAATGAATGGTTACTGTACCATTTCTCTTGTTGTCCATAATCGTATATGGCATTACTTGATTCCTTTAGAGTTTGTGATGGCGAAGTCAAGTAGTTTGTCTACACCTTCTGGAGTTTCTGCGATCTCAAGAAACCGATCTTGGTTATCTTCGGTGAGAGAGTTGTAGATATCTACAAGAAGAGACTGATCAGATTCGCTAAGCTCGGCGATGTGTTCGTAATCTCCAGCGGGATCATATGAGTTTCTTTGCAAGGCTTTATTGGCTTGCATATTGGCTTGCATGGTTGCAAGATCTTGGGCGATAACTGGGTTTCGACGAACATTTGGACGAGCTACATTTCCACGAGCAACCATCTCATTAGCTGGATGTGTTCTCATCCATTCTTTTTGAGCAGGATCCTGCGGGGCTTCTCGGCCACCGAGTTTCAGTGTTTTTTTACCAAATATTTCGTCAATCTTATTGCCTTGGGGTTCGTATGAGTTTGTTAAACCAGCTTTAGTGATAGCTCTGCGGTTAGATCTACGCGAACGCGCTGCATTTGCAAATCCAGGCCATTTTCTTAGTCCATCACCATGAGCTTTGTCGAAATCACTTTGAGCTTTAGCGAACTGCGTTCCTTCGGTGTCTTTCATACCCTGATCACCTAAGATGCTTCGATCTGCATGCGCGGCTCGGTTTTTACGTAGTCTTAGTTCTTCTTGATCAGTTTCAACATCTTTCATTTTGCCTTCATAGATATCTGCATCTTGTCCAGGCTCATAACCATGGTCCGGAGCACGCTTAGCTCTTTTGACATTAGTAGCTTTAAATACATCATCATCGTTTTCGTTGGCATCAGGATGCACAACATAGACGTGTTTTTTCACAAAAGCTTTCGTGCCCTTTGAAACATCTGATGGTGCTTCAAGCTCTCTAAGCTTTGCTGTTTGTTGACGTAATTTACCTAATGTCTTGGCCATTGTTATTTAATCCTACTATTCGTCTTCGTCTTCAATGTTTAGATCATCATCGTCTTCGAATTCGATATCATCGTCATCTACTGGCATATCATCGTCGTCTAGATCAAAATCTGCAAAGAGGTTTTCTTCATCTTCGTCAGTTAGTTCTAGATCTTCATCATCGAACTCAATTTCTTCGTCATCAAAATCTTCAATATCATCTTCATCTTCTGGAGCTTCACCAAACATATTGGCAGCTACTTCAGCTTTGAGTTCTTCTACTCTGTCAACGACACGCTGAGACAAAAGATCTCCAAACGCATCTTTGAATTTTGATGGTTGCTTATCTAAAGCAAACTGTACAAGGTCTTTAAGTTCGGCCATTTGATGATTCTCCGTTAATCTGTTATATTTATGCTTTATTTCTTTTTGGTTGGCGGCTTTTTAGTTGTACCGGGTTCTGGAGCAAGATCTTCCATTGGTGGGTTCAAGATGGGGTCTGCCATCTCTTCCATGATCTTCTCATTTTCACGTTCAATGTCTTCTTCGCTCTGTCTTAGAATCTGTTTACGAACTGTTTGGTGTGATAGATATTTACCAACAATACCGTTACCAACGAGATTGGCGACCATATCAATTCGATCGCGCATTATCTCTAGATCTTTTAGTTCTGATGTATGACTGTCGTCATTAAAAACATACTGGAAATATTGGCGAATCTGCTTCCATTCGTCTTGATTGATGACACCTTTTAGGATAAGTTGTTTCTCCATGATCTTATTGAAAAGATCAGAGAAACGGGAGCGAAGCCGCTTGATAAACTTGGTAAATTTAAGTTCATCACGCGTAATCTCTGTAGCACGGCCTAATGTATAAGCCTGTGTTGGATCAAGACGTGTAATTGGAACGTTGAGTGATTTGTATAAGTTGTTCTGGAAATATTTAATATCGTCGATATCTCCAAGGTTTTGACCACCTGGCAGAGTCGTAATTTCTGTACCCTTACCGCCTTCGCGACGTGGTAGCCAGAAATCCTCAAGCATCGTCATAAATTTACGATCATCACGGATTTCTCCGCTGGATGCGTCGTAAACAAGCTTATTCTTGAACTTGGTCATAATGTCGCGCAGATACTGTTCGGCTTTAAGCTTAGGCAGGTTACCGACATCAATGTAGAACACACGACGTTCTGGTGCGCGAGAGATACGATAAATGACTAGCGAGTCTTCCATCGCTTTAAGCTGGTTGAGTGGTTTAATGGCTTTCTGCAGATAACCAGTTACAACATCACCATTGGTTGATGTTAGACCGCTGGTGCAGTGAGCAATCGCATCCTTAGAAATCTTAAGACCAGTTAATTGCCCTTGGTCCGGCAACGTGGCTGGTGATACAGCTTTCGCAAACCCTCTTGGGTTGTATACGAAATACTCATCAACCGTCTCTACGACAGGCATACCTTGAATTTGTTTTTGTTTTACCTGACGAACCTTACGGATCTTACGAGGATCAACGTAACGGATTTCTTGTACACCAAGCTGTGGTTGTTTGTTGTCAATGATAAGATGATAATACAAACGACCATCTACATACCAGCGACGAAATAGTTCATATCCCTGGTGTTGGAACTCAAGAAGATTCAATACTGTATTGAACTCACTCTGAATAATTTGTTTGATTTTTGGTGCTACTTCAAGTTCATCCAGATTAAGGATGACTGTCTTTTTTAGATCTTCAAGACAAATAGCTTCGTTGACAATGTCATCAATGGCGATGTCGATCTCTGGGTTGAGAGACATCTCACGATACTTCGTGACAAGCTCTGCCTCATTACGAATACTACCATCAAGATCGATGTATACGCCTTGAACACCGCCAGCAGCGGCCAGAACCGCACCATCATCTTTTACCTCAGGAGTAAAAGAGATTGGTGCTGCGTTCTGGTTTTCTTTACGTGTTATTCTGAAACCAAAAAGGTCCATGTATACTCCATGCCGAATAGAGAAGCGTTAGCCAGAATTACTGACCGCCAGCATTCCCTGTGGTGCCACCAGAAACTCTCCAGTAGTCAAATTCGAATGTTACTCCGAATGTTTCAATCTGGTCATTGTCAGCCCAGTTAAGGCTGATTTCTGAGATATTTGTTGGGAAAATCCCAACAAACTCATACTCACGGAGGATACGTCCGTCTTTTCCGTATTGAATAACCTGGGCTTGTGATTTGTAGTTTGCAAGTTCACGAATGTTACCTTGGAAACGATTGATCTTGTTAGACCATTCTTCCATGGCGTTTCTGATCTTAAAGTCTTCATCGTTGATTACCAGAACTTCCCAAGGACCATATTGGCGGTCCCCAGCAAGTTTGATAGTACGGCCGAAGTAAGGGACCTGAATGGTCCCCAACCCGGCAGCTGGAATTTGAGAAGCTTGTACAAGGAATGGTACTTTGATGTCAGCAGCACCGTTCGCTGGGTTCGTAATACGAACTTGGAACAGGTTCTGACGAGCACCACCACCTGACAGTTGACTTTTGATTTCGTTGATATTAAAGGCCATTTTTCTATTCTCCTGAGTTATTTATTAGAACTGGCCAATGATCTCATCGAACTCAACACCGGTGCGAACCGCAACGAAGTTAAGCTGAATGAAGTTAATCGACTTAGCGGGTTTAATATAGATATCACCAACGAAGCGATTGCTGTCAATAACCTCAGATGTGTTATTTGTCTCGTCGCACACTACGCGGAAATCGTAGATGCCACGGCGACCTTGCACATCACGGAGGAATGGCTCAACAAGGTTCTTGAATTGTGCGCGAGTAAATTCATCATTGAATTCGAACAGCATTGCATTTGCAGCATTTGCGATTGCTTTCTCAAGGATGATAAACAGGCGACGAACGTTAATGCGGTTAAATGCACTTTCTTTTTCCAATAGAGTCTTATCACCGAACAGGATTGTTCCTTGTCCGGGGAAAGTCACAACTGGGTCTACACCTTTACCGTACAGAATATCACGTTCTGCTTGTTTTGGGTTCCAGGCGAGTTTAACAACGTTCTTGATTGAGCCACGATTGAATCCGGCTGGTGAGAACCAAGGATCACGTGTCTGATCAGTACGGGCTGTTAGACCAGCGATATCGCCGTTTAGAGGAACCCAACGATACACATCATTGTATTTGTCATACTGATATTTGTATCCTGAGTCCATCACGGCGTAGCTTGAGCTACGGAGACCATCGCGGAACGTTACAACAGAGTCAGACTCTGCGCCATCAGTTCTGACAACGTCAGATTTCTGTGGTGAGATAAAGGCGACGCAATCTTTACGAGCTTCAGAGATATTGTCGATGATGTAATTGGCCATCTGAGTACCAGAAGCTCCTGCCGCTTTACCAGCAATCAGCAATGATACATCTACTGATGCTGTGTCTGCGAAAAGGTCCCAAGCTGCAGCAAGTTCTGCTGCTGCGATGCTTGATTCAGATACTCCAGCAGTACCACCACTTAGTGATACAGTATATGGAACGAGCGCTGTTGAAGCAGAAACGAGAACGGCTGTGTTAGAAGCTGCACCCGAACGATCTGCCGCCCACCAAAGGTAACGAGAAAGATCGTTAATAGCTGTTTTGTAGTATGCAGACGAACCATCATCGCTACGAGAATCTGTTGCGCGAGAAAGGTTTGTAAACACTTCAAGAACTGTTCCTGGAGCTCCAGTAAATTTGCCGTCTTCATCAACAACAACTACTGAAACTTCATCAACAACAGAACTCCCGACGGCTGTGAGGGCAGCGCTTGTTCCTGGTGCTTTTCCAACCACAGAAGAATATTCCCAGTATCGTGAGATCGTGTTAGCTGCGAAAGCCGTTGATAGAGCATAATTTCCATCAAAGGATACTGTGAATGAAGAGTTACCAGAGTTTGTTGTTACAGCGCCGATAGATGTGATTTTTAGTTTCTGTTTGTTGATTGAATTATTTCCAACTTCAAGAACGTCACCAACGATCAGCGAAGTAGAAAGTCCTGTCGCTAGGATGGCGGCGTTTGTTGAATGGAGTGATGCGGAGTTCGCAACATAGATCGTTGCGCTGTTTGCGTTAAGAGCAACAGTAATACCAGCTCCTCCAGGAATGACGGTGCTGTTTGCAGTTACGCCACCAGATGTCATTGAGTATGGGTTAAGTGTTGATTGATATTGCGCAGCTGTATCACATACAGAAACCTTTAGCGAGTTACCGAGATCTGATGGATATTTCGCTACCCACTCAACGCCAGCTGGGAAAGTTACTGTATCGTAGTGATCTGCATTCTTAACGATAGCAGCCGAACGGTTTGTTACTGCAGCAGAGTTTGCTACAGCGTTAAATGACAGTGCCGCATCAAAGTAGTTAATTGTGTTTACGATTGGTGTAGCACCGCTACCGGTTGTCGAGTTTGCACTTAGAACAACACGAGTTACCCCGGTACGTGTTAGCGTGTGGCCAGTGTCCGTTGTAACACCCTTTGTAAGAGTAATAACCGAACCGTCAACGGTGGCGGAGAGATACAGAGTTGTTGAATTTGCGGCGCGCACGAAGTATGTAGCGTTGTTTGCTAGTTCTGTAAGAACTGTGTTTCCGGCAGCTACCGAGTAGCTTACTGTTTCACCAGTTACGAATGGGTTGGCAACAAAAGTGATTTGTCCGTTCGCAGCAACTGATGTGTTAGCGGAGGCGAATGTGTTTGATAGAGTTGTGTTACTTGCTGATACAATAGTTGCTCCTTCTGGGATGCCAGCACCGAATGCACCATAACCAGCTTCTAGTCCAGCAACTGCAGAGTAAACAATCAGAGTTGTGTTGCTTGTAAGCGCAGTTCCAACGCTGTTAGCGAAACCGCTTGTTTTTGCTGCACGGCTGACATAGAGTCTGTTTGCATAAGAAAGATAGTTTGCTGCCGAGAAGAAGCTCTCGAAATTGTTGTTGTTTGGTTTTCCGTAGCGAGCCACAAGGTCATTCTCGCCTGTAATGAGAGAGAACTTACCGACTGGTCCCCAGTTGAATGGGCCTGCGAACGCCCCTACGGCGGTGGCTACGGCTGGTACAGTTGTCGTTAAATCGACCTCCGTAACATTAATACCTGGACTTACTTGGAACGTCATCGACATATTCTCCCTACAATCGTTACGGGTGGTTTAACTATTATTCTTATTTATAAAACGCTAGTTCCACGCGATTTTATTCTATTGAAACGCCTCCCATGAGCCCGCCGAATTCGTCACGATTTCGTCTATCGAGCACAGTTGGAGTATCATTAATTATTTCATCTAATTCGTCGTCTCCAGACGCAAATATCCCGAATGGGAGCATTTCATCTTCGAGCATACGTTCGTTTTGTTCATAGATCTTTTTTCTAACGTCCAGATCAGTAATTTCTCGCAAGTACGACTGAGTTGAAAGCCAGCCGAATAGAACACAACACATAGCAAGGTCATCATTACCATCTTCAGCTTCGTATGATTGACCTTTAAGTACGAATCTTGTTAACTCATAAATAATATCCGCATCTTCAATGATAAACTTATCGGACTCGACAAGCGTTTTTAATGTTGAGCAACCAATTCTTTTAACCTGTTTTGTCGTTCTCACTCCTTTGTGAGTAGAAGTGGCGAATCCCCCAGACAATGACTGACCATTACGACCAGACATAGCTGAGACAAGCATACCTTCATACTCTAGATCATAGTGTAGAATATCTGCAACCTGTTGACCAATATCATTAGTCTCTACAAGTACCAGAGCATTATTGTAGTATTTAGCCGTCTCAAAAATGATGTTTGGTAGAATCAGTGGTGAGATCGTATTGTTCTTAAATACCGCAGCAACCTTGTATGGGAATGTTGAAACGTTCACCACGATGAATGCGGAGTAGTCTGCTCCAGCTCCACGAGCTGTGTCAACGACCATAGCATACACTGTGTTTGGATCAGGCTCGTAGTATTCTTTGAGCCCGAGATGGTTTTGTTTAATTGGTTTTTTCCAAGCCAGTGTACGCAGCTTAGATGGGTGAATAAGTGTGTTGGCTGAACCGAGGAACTCGCACTCGTATTCCTGCCGGAACTTATCTTCCGATGTGTTCGCGATCTCCTGTGCTTTCCACTTTTCGTCACGACCGGGGATGTCTGACCAGTGAACCTCAACACGCTTGTAGCTGTTGCGGCCTTCTTCAGAGTCAATCCAGATCTTATAGAAGAGCTCCATACCCTTTGGAGTAGAAGTGATAATAAGCTGAGTCTTTTCACCCGATGAAATTGTTGGGTACACGGATGTGAAAAAGTCATCTTGAATGTTTCGTTCAACGTGCGCGAACTCATCAAGGTAAACTAGGTTGTATGTGTCACCACGAGCAGCAGATGATGATGTAGAAGTAGCAACGATCTTAGAACCGTTCTCAAGTTCAACGTTACCCTTGTTCCATTCTGTTACACCTTGCTGCATCCAGCTTGGAAGGTTCTCGAACATCTTCTGAATACGATCAAGAATCTCTCGCGCTTTCTTGTCTTTGTTAGCAAGAATGGCGACGTTCGTGTATTCGTTAAAAATAACTTTCCACAAAATGTATGATGCCGTCGTCGTGGTTTTACCAACCTGACGCGGCATCTTGCATATTACGAATCTGTGTGAGACATATGTCTCGATCATTTCTTCCTGGAACTTGTGTAGCTTGAAATTAATCAAGCCACGATCCACGTGAATGATCTTACAATATTTGTGAATAAAGTAAATAGGATCTTCCGCGCATCGTATGTATTCTTTAAGTTGGTGTGGTGTCCACTCAACGGCGACGTTAGATCTTTTTAGTTTTGGGTTTCCTAGATATGACTGTCTTTCACTACTCATTAGTATTGTTTTTGATCAATTTTAGAAGATCGGCTGTACTCAACACCAGGTTGTTGTTTACCGTTGTTGGGGACCCATCGGTCTTCCTGACCAACTCCCTTTTTTGCTTTCTAAGCGTTAATAGGTCTTTATTGGTATCAACCGCAATCTTCATAAGGTTGCCTAAGACCTCATATGCTCTTGGATGTTGCGATTGTTTTGCAACCTGCTTCATCTCTTGTAAGATTTCTTTACCTTCTTCAATGATTTCTTTGAGATTCTCTCTCGCAAGTTGGAAGTCTTCATTCACTTCTTTCTCATCATCAACAGTAGCAGGAACCTGTTCAACAACAGGAACAAGTTCACCATGCACCAATGGAGCTTCTTCTGGTGCTGGTGCTACATTGAGCACTTTATCTAAATCGCTATTCATTATATATTCTCAATAAATTGATTGATAAATGCATAATCACTATTCGGATTAATATCGTCATATGATACAGTCAACGCAAGATTAGATGTCGGGGAACCGTTCGCAAGCTGGCCAGGTTGAGCAAGAACTGTAGCTACTCTTGGTGATGCTGTATTTGCATTTTGCGGATCATTAGAAAGAATGAACCCGGTGTTAGCAAAATGAATTAAAGATGACTGACGAACAGGACCATATAGATATCCCTTCATTGTGAATGTCAAAATCCAAACAAGTGAACGTCTTGTATCAAAGTTACCTTCGTAGATATCCTGAACAGATGTATCATTCAACACCACTGGAATATCCATTGTTCTTCCAAGTTCCGGTAGAATGTTCGCGGTAACTGTGAAGTCTGGTGTGAAGTAAGGTAAGATCTGCTCAACGATACGTGTACCATCAGCGGCATTCTTTACCATAATGTACAAGTTAAAAATGATATCATATGGTACTGGTTGATAAGCGTACTTCGCTGTACCATCTGCTTGCATATTATACTGTTTTCCAACAGTAGACAGTTTTCTTGATGGGTCATATTGATAGTTGTTAATCTCAAAAGACATATGTGGCAGTGTAATTGCGATCTGATTTTCAAGATCTGGATCAGCACTTACACGAGCGAGCATCTTTTCTTTAGGAGCATATGTCAGAGGAACTTTAATGGTTGCTTGTGTGTTGTTCTGCGAGTTCTCTCTTGTTATGTAGATGTTATTGAACAACGTACCAAAGATGATAACGTACTTTCTCATAATGTCGTGTGACCATGTCTGTCCGAACATTATACATTACCTTCTGAAAATGGATCGCGCTCGCTCCAGTCGAGAATGTCATCACCCTCAGTTTGAAGCTCGCTGCTGTCATCCAAGAAGTCACCAGATTGTTCATCAAGACTATATCCACCTTGAATAATTGGATATCCATCTTGGTCTTTGATCATAAATCCATCTTGCGTCAAGAGAGCGAAGTTTGTTAAATCTGTTGAACGGTTGCGATAGATATTGTCAATCTCATCGATACCAGTATTAAACACTTCGTTGCTGTATTCAAACACTTCACATGATAAATCATAGAATTGTATCTTACCCATCTGGTAGAATACTGGCGTCTTGTTTACAAATTTAATAGCATAGACACGATTATCCATAGGAACATGGATAAGATCTCCTTCGCGAGGGCGGGAAATTCCTTCTATTCCACCTATTTCCGCAGCAAAATTCTTTACCGACACAGTTAATACAAGAGTATCACGGATTTCGAGATTAAACTTGGAAAGAAACACGCCATCGCCTTCATAGCTATCAAAGCTACGAATGTAGAAATCTAGTAAGTATGATCTATTGTAAGTTGAGAGTGGAGCCTCACCATATACCTCATCACGATGTACGAGATCACGAATAATATAGTTGCAATCGTGTCCATAAAACTTGATACTCTCCATTACAAGATCTTCAATTAGATCCTGTTCTGGAGCATTATAAAATGCATCAATATATGGATTCGTTGCCATATTTTAGCCGATCATATCTTCGACGGGAAGCGAGAATTCGGTAATCATTCTTGCTTCACGATCTTTGATTTCTGCTAATGCTTCTTCTTTAATCTGTTGTCCATTAAACTGGACACCACCAGGTAATTGCATACCAGTAAATTTGGAAAGATTGTTTCCCCACTGTTCTTTAATTTTAGCTGTAGCGTATAGTTGTAACCAACGATCAGACCATGCATCTGTGTATGTGTCCGGATCAACAAGCATATATCCCTCAACAACAATCCACTTACCAACAGCAGCTTGTGTCCAATCCATATCAATGTAGATCTTATCTGTGTGGCGATTAAATCGAACACGTTGGTTTCCAACGAAAAGTTCGTTGATCAGGGCAAGGTGTTCCATTGCCATGTAATATGGTGTGAGTTGGATACTTGTGAGAGACCAAACTTCATTAAGAGCAATTTGGTATTGGATGTTGAAGATATTAGATCCGGCGTAAGATCCTAATACTGGAAACACACCAACAACACCAAGAAGATTCTCTGGTGCGGGAATGCTCTTAGCAGTAATGTCAGGTTGAGTTAATTGGTACTTGTAGTATGTTTTTTCGGTACCATCAAAGTGGTAATCGTAGTAGTATTTAAGAGCCTCATCAATACGATCATCTACTTGTTCATCAGACACGTTAATCGTGATTACGGGTTTACCGAGTTTCTTGAGACACCATTCTTTGAAAAGTGTTCTTGATGTAGGAATGCTCATAATGCCTCTCCAGTGATCTTATCTTCTATTTATGAGATACACTATTTAAATTTTGGCCCCTCAACCCAAGCAACAAGACTCCTACGGACTCCGGATGTTACTGGCGTTACGCGATGACGGAGGAATGATGGAAAAACTAGAACAGTTCCTCTTTGTTTGATCACATTTTGATCTAAAACACCATATTCTGGGTCAATCTCAAATTCACCACCTTGATATTCATTTGGTTCCGAAAGTTGAACTGTAATAGACAACTTGCGGTGACTCATAGTTGGATTCATCCAAAATATATCTTGGTGCCAATCGTACTTTCCACCGTTCTCTGAGCGATAGGTTGTGAACTGGACGTCACGCAAGTAGTTAAGGTCGAAACCATAGTTATTGCGATTAGCATCAATAACAAAATTCCAAAGCGTATCAACAATAAAGCGGTGGCTTTGATCGTATGTATTAACCCAACGAATTTCTGATTTTCTAACAGTTTCAACAGCGTCTGTTGCTCCATTGAAACCGATACCCGTTTGGGCGATTGGTTGTTTGTTACCAGTTTCAATAACAGCATCGGTAAAAACCTTATTGAGGTTTCCCGGCCACATCGTTAGCATTTGATTCATAATTTTCGATTCTCTTTAAAACTTCTTCTTTAAATGAAAAAAGTGTTGATGCTAGATCACTATCCATGCGATCGAGTGTTCTCTCGAACATCGCAAAAGATGGGATAACATCAACACTTTTTTCTGATGCTTGCAGTTTAAGAAGAATGCTATTGAGCATTACTCTTCGTTAGCTACTTCTAGTGGTGGAGCAGCTGCATTAACTTGTGGTTGAACTTGAGCGACAAGATCATTGATGAGAGTACCAACATGCTTGTGTGGTAGTTCACCAAGGCCAGCCATGATGATGTTAAATTGCTGAGCGTTAACAGACAGGTTGACCGTTGGTTCACTCTTCTCAGTTGCTGCGACAGGATCTACAGCTTTCACTTTAGAAAGTTTTGGTGCAGTTTTCATAATTGTATTCCTTCAATTCTCAATTGGTTGTTTAGTTTTTATTAAGTTCGAATATATTTATATCAAACTGTAATGGGGTTAGGTGAATGGTAGAGCTTTTATAGTTGCATCGAACCAAGCATCAATCTGCGTTTTAAGAGCTTCAACGTTAACAGCAGATCCGATAATCTCAATTGTTTGATTTTTTGTAAGTGAGGAAAACTCGACAAACGTTTCTGGATCAGGAGCGCCAAGTTCTGTCTCTCCACCGATCTCATGAAAGTCATCACCACGTGTACCACGTAGAGTGTATCCGATACTTTTAATGACATCAGAAAGCTCACCTTCATCCGCGACTTTAGCGTCTCGAAATGTCCAAGTCCAAATAGTTGGCATCACTTATTCCTTCTTATAGTTATCTAAATTTATTTAGTGGATTGTTATGTATACACTTCCGCCGACATATCAATGGTTTCAGAGCAAACGGTCGCTCCACCACCGGCGACCCGGATCTCAACAGTTATGTTGCTAGACAAGGTCGTACCGGCGACGCTGTTTGTCAATTCCCACGTCCGGTTGGAAGTCAACGCCAGCCACGACCCCAAGGTCCCGCTAGTGGGGGCGGTACCTGAGTTATGGGTTACCCGGACTTCGTATCCGTCACCAATTGTGGCTTCCGTAGGGGTAGTCCATGTGGTGCTGTTTGCTTGCCCACCACGGTAAATAACGAGCGTAGCAGTAGCAGAGAACGATGCGCCCGCATCGATTGGTCCGACTGCCAACCCGAAGATCCGCGATTTTAGCGCCGCAATGAATGCCCTCTGGATGGTCATTAGGTGACCGCTCCGGTAAGAATACATACGCTAGACGAGCGCCAGTAAGCGCCACCCATCTGGTTAGCTGCCAATGTTGCGGTCGCGCTATCAACACCATTGACGTACATTGTGACGCTAGCTCCACGTGTAATAGTACGCGCTGCTGTTCCTGGATCCATTGTTATCATATCACCAGCTGTGAAGACGGCGTTAGGCATAGTAACGCCACCCGTTAAAGCGAGAGTTTTGTTGGCGCTGGCTGCAGTAAGTGTACCAGTTGTTTCAGAGCTAGTTTGCACACGACTCTGAATCGTACCACCGTTGATGGTGGGGCTAGTAAGGGTCTTGTTGGTGAACGTCGAGGTGGAGCTGATGGTAGGAATCTCGACGCTGTTAAATTGGAGGCCGCCACCACCAGTAGTAGCAAGGTTAATTGCACCACCAGAGAATTCGTTCTGGAGCAGGACGGCACCACCGTTAAGTATCTGCAGATATCCGTTGCGCGTGTTGGCAGCGTTGCGGAATTCTATGTACGGGTTATCAAAGCGAATTGTTGGGACGCCAGTTGTCACAAAACCAGCCAGCGTCTTGTTGCTCAGCGTATCGGTCGAAGAGATGGTGGGAACAGCTACGCCGCCAGAAAAGATCGCGCCGGTTGCTGTATTGATATAAGCGCGAATATTTACAGAACCGTCGAAGAAATAAATAGCAGTAGAGTCAGCGCCGATGTATCCGCGTGTAGTGCCGCTCTGCTGCATTTCAATTTGCAGGGACGTTCCTGAAGTGGGGTTTGTGACAATTGGTCGGCCAGCAACTGTGAACGTCCACGCGTTGCTCGCCGTCACAGTCCCCGCGACCGTCCCCGACAGCGTTGGGCTGGAGAGGGTCTTGTTGCTTAGCGTGTCGGTTGAGGAGATGGTTGGAATCGCGACGCCAGATGCAGTCAAATTTCCAGATGAATCTATAGAAAAATGCGCGGTTACTCCACCGTTCGTGCTCATAGAGATAGCACTAGCGTTGGTTGTCCAAATGCGGCCACGTTCGCCGCTAGTTACGTTACCAAAAAACATGTAAGCTGAGTTTGTGCCAGATCCTCTGGAATAAAACGAACCATATCCACTTGTACCCTGAGATGATACAACAGAGTCAGTCGGCGTTGTAAACCTGTGCTCGAGCGTTGAGATACCAAGCGTTAGGGCATTCGTAAGTGTCCCGGCCATCATCGTCTGCAGGTACAGGGCGGCATCCTCAGACGCAGCGGTCGTGTCAGAAATATTCGACTGGATCGAGGAGTACGTGACGGTGGCGGGCGTAGAGTTTTGTCCACGGAAACGAATTGCTGCTAGACCATCTGACGCTGCGGGCGACGCGGAGTTCCTGAACAGGTCAACCGTGAATGCAGTCGCGCCCGCTTCGGTCGAAGTGATCACCAGCGGAGCGTTGGCGGCCGTCGATGAGATGGTCAGTGGCGCGTCGAACGTGTAGCCTGTAGAAGCTCCAGCGAACGCCAGCGTGTTGGCGCTATGCGTGATGGTCACGTCGCCGTTGTTGAAGTTCACAACGCCGCCAGACGCGAGGAACAGGTCGCTCCACATCTGCGCGGTAGAACCAAGACCGATACCATCAGAAGTGTTCGGCGAGAATGCAGAAGACGTTAGTATGGCTACGTTTGTTAGCACACCGGCTGCGCGAACAGCCCACTGCCAGTAAGAAGCTTCCGACGCAGCAGTCACGGTACTGGCGACAATGCTTTGGCGACCGAATTCAGTCTGTGTACCCGCAGAGTTCGACAGCCTCCAGTCCATGTACACGATGTCGTTGGCAGTGGGCGTCGCACGATCACCTTCGATGATCATGCCCTGCACGTTACCGTTGTCGGGGGTCGTCGTGATCCGCAGCGGCACCGCGCCACGGGTTATCGTTACCTGTTCAGTAAAAGCAACTGCACCACTAAACGTCGGTGTTCCAGAGAACGTGCCACTTAAAGCAGCACCGTTGATAGTTGGCGTCGTAAGCGTCTTGTTAGTAAAGGTTGACGTTGAGCTTATTGTTGGAACAAGAACATCATTAACGTAAATGTTGGTCGCATTTAGTGTACCAACACCTTTATTGCTGCCGGTTGGCGCACCAAGAGTCAGGCCACCGTTAAATCCTCCTTCAGTCCGATCAACAACACCGGCAACAGACGTGAAGAAAGACAGCGATGAACCGACGTAGGTAGATGTCTGACTTTGAACAGTAGCTTGTATATAAGCTGAGTTGCGCAAAGTGCCTGTAGTATCTACACCACGGAACATCAACACGCCAAGCGCATCACTAACAGATAGCAAGTTGTCACTTGGTGCTTTATCAAGAATTAGATACCCACCGTATTGGTCAGTATTTGTGTTGCGTAATACAACCTGTGGTGAGAATGTTGTAGCAGAAGTATACAGTGGATTTCCTGAATAAGTTGGGCTTCCAGCGATCGTACCACCAAACGTTGGAGAAGTAAGTGTCTTGTTGGTAAAAGTGTCCGTACTGCTGATCGTCGGCACAGCAACAGCGTTAAACGTTAATGCGGTGCCAGTAATTGCGAGACCAGCTGTTTCCGCTCCTGCAGTAGTTGGGGCAATTTGCCAGTATCCAGCTTCAGCTGCATCGGTTGCGTTTGTGACAAAGAATCTTAGACGGCCATAAGTAGTAGTAACTGCGGCAGAGTCTTTGCCGAGCACGCGAAGTGTAAACAAGGAGTCGTTAGGTGCCGGTGTAGTAGAGTTATGGAACGCATCCATCTGCGCGCCAGAAGATCCATCATCTGTGCGCGTGATAGTAAACTGCACAGTAGCGTTGACGTTAATGTCTTGTGCACCCGAAAAAACATTTGTACCATTAAGCAGTGGAATGTTTCCGCCGCTTGTACCCGTGTTCAGTACAGCAGCAGTGCCAAGACCTAGAGTTGTTCTACCGGCAGAAGCATCAGCGTCATCAACAATTGATCTACCAAAGGATGTAAATGTAGCTAGTGCTGCTGTACCAGAACCTGTAAAGTATGGTAAGCGATCAGCGGCAGATGTTAAGCCAGCAATCGCTGCAAGATCTGCGTCATAAGCCTGAACAGTAGATCCAATACCGGCTGCTGTTACAACTGCACTACCACTTACACTTACAGTAGCATCGAACGTATATCCTGAAGCAGCTCCAGTAAACGCGAGCGTGTCCGCGCTGTGTGTTAATAGAACGTCACCATTGTTGAAGTTGATAACTGCACCAGAGGCTAGGAACAGATCAGACCACATGTTTGCTGTGGTTCCAAGAGCAACAAGGTCATTAGTATATGGAACCAACGAAGTGGCGTTTAGAGTCATACGTTGGGATAGTGTACCAGCCAGGATAGTCGAGAAATCTATGCGTGAAGTTTCAGCGGCGTTTGTTACTACTGTCGCGAGAGCTCGTATAGTTGCAATTTCGCGCTGAACTCCGGTTGAGCTTGAAACGCGCATTCCGAGAGAAATACTATCAGCAGCAGTAGGGGTTGCTCTGTCACTGTCCAAATACAGCGCGTAGTTGTTGGCAGTGTCGGTAGTGTTCGTAAGAGTAAGCGGAACACCAGCGGTAGAAGCTGTAATTGCACCACTAAAGGATGGTGTACCAGAAAACGTACCTGAAAGAGCAGCACCATTAATTGTTGGTGTCGTTAAAGTCTTGTTTGTTAGTGTGTCAGTTGAGCTAATCGTTGGGATGGCGATGCCAGCAGCAGTTGGGTTCAGCGCAAAGTCCATTACGCGGCTAGAGTTAACAGAAAACACAGTTCCGGGAGCAAGATTGTCGTAGAGAAAAAAGTTGTGCGCGTTATCGGTGCCGATTGATCGACCCATAACGTAGGATTGTATTGCGTCGGCCCGCTCGAAAACAATGCCTGACTGGAGAGCGTTACGTATGCGCGGGCTGTTTAGGAACGTCATATTGGTCCAAAGTGGTGAACCTACTACTGTTCCACCAATCGAAGGGCTAGTTATCGTTTTGTTCGTTAGTGTGTCAGTTGAACTGATGGTTGGAATAGCTACAGAGTTTAATGTTGGAGCAACTTTAAAATCGAACGTCGAAACAGTAACAGTAGCCACCGCAGAGCCTGCAGTGTCATAGTCACCCGTACCGATCCAGAGTTTAGTGCCTAAGGCAATTACGTTATCTCCTGCAACCGATCCTGTAAAGAATTGGTTTGCCACACCCACCGTGCCAACAAAGTATTCATGGCCAGTGCGACCGAAACTAATTCCAGTCAACACGGTTGCACTACCAGAGCGAATATTTACGGCAGGAACGTCTCCCGCAACGCTAAATGTTTGTGTGGCGCTCCAGGTCGCGGCACCAGTTATGGTTCCACCAAAAGCTGGCGAAGTCAGAGTTTTGTTCGTAAGCGTCTGCGTACCCGTCAAGGTAACATAATCAGTTAGTGTGGAAAAGCC